AGTCTCTAACCTTTCGCCATTTACAACTGGAGCTGGTGTTAGTAATGCATTTGATTGGTATTTAAATCCAACAAATGTTAAATTACTCCAGAATGCAAGAACTATTACTTCAAATATTTCTGGACAAATTTCAGGAACAAATCTTTGGACCAATCCAGAAATCCTTAATGTAAGTCCTTGGCAGCAGTTCTATGTGTATGCTACTGGAAACGTACAGACGGCTCCAGACTCCACGTTAACAGCAGATAAACTAGCATCTTATCCTCAGTATACGTATCATTACATTTATAGAGATTATTCATTAACTCCATATGATACTTTTGATTCTACTGTAGATAGATTTGATAGTGGACTTGATACATTTGATTCTGGTTCTAATGATGAAACTCAACAGTTTACAGTGTCGATGTTCTTGAAAGCTGCAGAATATGATAAAGCAAGATTCCAAGTTATTTTGGATAGAACAAATCCTTCTATTGACCAAAATATCTTCTTTGATGTAGATCTTTCTGCTGGAACTGTAGGTAGCGTCTTTAACAATGAAGGTGGCGTAACCATCGATGATTATGGAATTATTCCTTATGGTGATGGATGGTACAGAGTATACGTTACGATTACATTTGGATTTGGATTTACTTATCTTTCCAATTTCCTTTATCTTAGAAATACTGCTGGTGCTCTTGTTTTTGCAGGCGGTAGTTATGTAAATGGTCTCTATGCTTGGGGTGCTAAACTGAATAAGGGGGCACTCGACCCATATACATCTGTTAGCGGTCAAATATTCTACTCTGATAGTGAGTTTAATATTAAAAATTATGCTCTTGATTTGCTGAATGGTTTCATGCTGGATGCTATCTCTGGTAGTTTAACTGATCCAGCAACTAATTCTGGTTTTATTGCATATTATGATGGAGTCGCTGCTAATGATTATAATGTTGATTCTATTTACAGATTGATTAGATATCACATTAATGTACTTCGAGAGCAATTATCAAATGATAGTTACTATTCTACCTTGACTACTACAAATGGAATTTCTTTACCGACAAAGACATACGGTACAAGAACCATTCCAGTTGGTGTTGGTGGTGGACTGTTCCAATCTGATTATATTTACGGTACATCTAGTGATGCGTCTGCAGAATTAGAATTTATATCTCCGAATGAAGGCAAAATTGTTAAAGTATATCAGAGGTTCCGTATTGATGGTGATATTGTTGATGGTCCATTTACAATGAATGAATCTGTTGAAAAACAGGGAGATGCTGCAGTAACTGGTGTTGTATATGGATTCCATGAAGATGAAAACTTTAAATATCTTGATGTTGAAGTTACTGGAAATGCTTGGGCAATCACTGACATAATTGTAGGTGCTGAAAATGGAACTACTGCTTCTATTGACGCTATTGAGGACAGAATCCATATTATCGATTTGAAAGGAGATTTTTCTGAAGATATTCCATTTAAGGGGTATACCAGCGGCAATACTGCTTTACCAACGACATTCTTAAAGAATGAAGCATCGGTCACGAATAACACTGGTGGTAAGTTGACAGTTGATACTGATAGCTTAATCGGAACCTTTGAAAAGACTGCGGTTGTTTATTCCGCTTCTTCTAGACAATATATTGATGTTGTCAAGTATGATGGTCTTGATATTAAAGTTGGTGATAGAATTGCCTCTAATGGATACATTAGATTGGGTTTGAGTGTAGTTGCTCCATATGATAATTTCACCGAAGGTAATTTACTTTACAAATCGACCCAAGGTTCGGCTAAAGACCTAAGTGTTTATGGAATTATTACTGATGTAGACCTTGATAATAATTTTGTGTATATTCAGCAAATTCAGGGGACGTTTAATAATGGAGACACCGTTGGTGACTATGGATTGGATTCTGTAGAACCTCTTGGATTGGCAACAATTGCGACTAAAGTTACAGTTTCTGGTTCTGGTTCTGCAATTGTTCAAGATATTGATAATGTTGGTATTAACAAACGGTTATATCTTAGTAATATTACTGGAGTTATTGATGAAAAAGATTCTATTATTGGACCAGACTCTTACAAGTCTATTGTATTAGATTCTGTTGAACTTAAGGCAAGGGTCAAGAGAGCATTTAGAGGATTCGATGGTTCTCAAACTACATTTGACCTCACGATTGAAAATGGCACCGAATACTTCCCAGACCCAGAGGGTCATATGCTAATCTTTATTAATGGTGTTCTTCAACCACCAGGAGGAACTAATGCATTTACCGCATTCTCTAATCAAATTCAATTTACGGAAGCGCCTGAAAATGGAGCGTCGTTTACTGGATTCTATATTGGTAAACTGAGACAACTTGATGACATTTCATTCGAGTTTGACTCTTTACGCCAGTCCTTTAACCTTAAGCGTAATGAAATATTCTACTCACTGACTCTGACTGAAGGTGTACAATCCAGCGTTATTAGACCTGAAAATAATATCATTGTTTCATTGAATGGTATCATTCAAGAACCTGGAATTGGTTTTGAGATTGTCGGTTCTAGAATTATCTTCTCGGAAATTCCTCGCGTAGGTTCCACATTTGTAGCATTCTCTTATGTTGGTTCTGAAGCAGACGTTGATGCTGCAGAAGTCGTACCTCCAATTGAAGCGGGTGATTTGATTGAGATTCAAGGTGAGACTTCAGATAGAGAAGTTGCTGTTATTGAGTCTTCAAATTCTCTAATCACATTTGACTATCTTGGTTCTGTATTTGGAAAGGATGCAATTGGTCGAGCAAATCTGTTAACTGGATTTATTGATAAGGTTCAAATTACTTCTGGAGGTTCTGGTTATACATCTAGACCTACAGTAAGAATTGACTCCATCTCTGGTTTTGATGGTAACATCAGAGCAATTCTTGGAGTCGCTGGTGTTGAACTTTCTTCTGCTGGTAGCGGATATAAAAATCCTGCTGTTGAGATTGAAACAGTTGTTCCTGATGATTGGACTGCTCCAGACCTCTCTCTATATGGAGAAGAGGTAATTGACGCAGAAATTCTTCCATAACAAATCCCATAAATAACTAAAAAGTATAGTACGCAATGGCTAAGCAAACTATCGGCATTGGTTCGGTCGCAAATGATAATACTGGTGATACCCTACGGGTAGGTGGCGATAAAGTCAATGACAATTTCAATGAAATTTATTCTGCCATTGGAAATGGTTCGACACTGACTGTTAGTGTCTCCAATCCAGCTGTTGGACAAGTATTGAGATATAATGGTACGACATTTCTTCCATCGGACTATACTAATTTAACAGCAGCATTGGATGTTAATGGTAATTCTATAGTTTCCTCATCTAATGGAAATATTAATATTGCTGCAAATGGAACTGGGGACATAATTTTTGGTGCTGGTGGCATTACCAGTACTTTTGATGGTGCTACTGGCATTGTAGATTTTCCAACAAAAGTATATTATAAAAACGAATATTCTTCTCTAGCAAATGCTCCTGCTGCTGCTACTTATCCTGGATACTTTTTTACTGTAGATGGTGATGATAATCCATATGTTAATATCAATATCACTGCTGGTGGTGTTGGTGATACCCGAGCATCTCTACTGACACAGTATTCTGGAATTAATTCTCTCTCTGATGTAGATACAACAACTGCAACACCTACTAATAATCAGGTTCTCAAGTGGAATGCTGCTAGTAGTAAATGGATTCCTGGTGATGATGTTGCTGGTATATCCTCTTTGAATTTGTTTGCTACTGTTGCTGGAGACTCTGGTTCTACAACAGCAGATTCTCAAACGGATACCCTTACTATTGCGGGCGGAACTAATATTGTTACATCAGTTTCTGGTGATACAGTGACCATTGATTTCAATGGCACCTTAACTACAACTTTAGCTGCTCTGACGGATACTAATGTAAGTGGTATTACACAAGGAGACTCTCTCTTTTATAATGGCACTTCTTGGACAGTAGTTCGTAGTCCAATTGTTTGGTGGGATTTGGGTGCTAATGGTACGGCAGATTACACTTTTAGTGGACCTGGATTTACTGGAGCAACAAATGACCCTACATTATATGTCTCTAGGGGATTTACTTATGCATTTGATAACACCGCAAATGGTCAAACACATCCCTTCAGAATTCAGTCAACTCAAGGATTAACTGGAACTCCATATACCACTGGTCAAAGTGGCAGCAGCACTGGAGTTTTATATTGGACTGTACCGATGGATGCCCCTGCTACATTGTACTATCAATGTACATCGCACGCTGCAATGCAAGGAACAATTAACGTAGTAGTTTGATATAAATGGCAAGAACTGTACCTGGAACTGGCGCTGTCATCGAACCTATTTTCGATGATGTTTTTGGTGTTCGCGCAGTAAAAGTTGTTAATGGCGGAACTGACTATGACCCAGCAGACCCTCCACGATTAACAATTACTGGATGTGGTATTCCTGAAAGAGAGGCACTTCTTTATCCAATTATCGATGAAGACTCTGGTAGAATTATTCATGTTCGCGTTTTAGATAGAGGTAGAGGATATGATCCTCTACGATTGGAAATCATTCCAGAACAGGAAACTCCAAGTGTATTAACATCGTTTGATGTTAATAGAATTTGGCAAAATAATCCAAACTCCCAAACACAAGCAAATTTTCAAGTAATCAATAACGACATTTCTGATAGATTACGAATAACCTCTGATAATCACCCCAAACCTTCCAATCATATTTTGGAAGAGAGACAACCAGGTGGGTCTGATTTAATAGTTGATAGAAATTTTGACCAGACCTTTATCTATAGAGGTGGTAAAGACGTACCGAATCCTGGAACCAGAGAATTATATTCAAATACTCCAATTGGCATTATGGCGAATGGAGTTCTTTTACATACTCCAGAATGGGGAACCGATGGCAATCCACCAACTGATTATGGTATTGATGCGGTAAAGTACCCATATTTGAAGCAGAATAACGATTATGATGCAGTTATTGATGAAAGCACTTATTACTATCAGAATAGTAAGTTAATTAATGAATTTTCTTTAAGGAATGGCGTCTTTGAAAATGGTAGGCAGGTAGTCGCTACATGGAACGTAAAAGTTGAATATGATAATATTATGCTACCAGTTTCTGATGTAGATGAAACATTAGGACAAGTTCAAGTTGGTAGAATTATTACACAAATTGGGGGGAGTTCTAGAGGAGAAATTTCTAAAGTTGTAAGAAATCAACAAAATATAGTCACTAGGATTTATGTTCGTTCTGTAACTGGTGATGCTTTTGAAGATGGTGAATTATTCTTAGGTTCAAACGGATTTACCTTTACTGTATCCGATGACCCTATTACATTTCCAAACGGAATATTTTATATTGACTTTGGAACCGATGCAGAAGATTTTGGTCCATTTGTTCCTGGGCAATATTATTTTGCCCCAGAGAATATTCAAGTTCCTGCCAATTATTTAATTATTTGGAATCAAGATGATTCCTCTAATCAACCATCAGAAACACATGCTTTTGGTCATCCGATGCAATTTAGCACCACTCAGGATGGTCCTCTTAATAGCAATCCTGGTACTTTATATTATAATAGCACTGGTCTATCCGAAGCCCCTTCTGCGGACTACGAAAACGAATTCAGACCTCTGTTTTTAATGAATTCTGATGAATCTAACAGAATTTATTATCATTGTAAATATCATCGCCACATGTCTGGGTATATTGGTGATGAAGGATACATGACTCTTTCACCAGTTGCAAACCAAGAAGAAATTGTAAACAATTATTATGTCGAAAATTTCTTCAGAGGTAGAACAACAATTACCCCAGATAATTTGGATGATTATAATAGCATTCTACAAGGAGTTATATTAACTAGTGGTGGCACTGGTACTAGTTCTAATGATGGATTTAATATTGGTACTCATTTTCGATTTAATGGTAGTGGAAGTAGAATACTTGTATTTGAGTTAGACTTAAGGAATACTCAAACACTTGATGTAGAAGTAATTAAAGGTAACGACTCTAATGGCGGTGAACTTCCTGATGGTGGTAGTGAAGAATTAAGAATCTTTTTTGGTGGAACTGTTTATGGTTCTACTGTATTGGCAGCGCATGAAGATGCCTCAGACGGACTTGACACACTGACAACACTTAGAATTGGTGTTCCTCCAGATTCTAGAAATGAAAATCAACTAGTTTACATTTATCAACCTAGCAATAGTGGTAGCATCTTTGACCATTGGGGTGTTAGAAATATTACTTTTGGTGGTGGTGATTCTGACTATGCAAGACATCCTGATGGTCACTCTAAGGTTTTGGGGATGTCTTTTGATGGATATCCAATTTACGGTCCCTATGGATACTTAGATACGTTAAAGACGGTCGGACGAATGACATCTTCATATCGTCTAAGAACTACTGATGAACTTCCTGGTAGTCGTCCGCAGGTTGTAGAAGCAGAGACTATTACATATACTGTAACTGTTTCTAATGGAGAATTTTTATTTGATGGTACTAGACCAAACTTTTTGAACCTGTTTAGAGGAAAAACGTATATTTTCAATCAAAACGATTCCTCTAATGATGGTGAGCAACTTCTGTTGTCAGAAAGTAGTGATGGTTGGCATAGTGGAAATTTAATTGGTGCTGTTGCGTACTTGTATTCAGCCCCACATTTTGCCACATACTATCTAGATGGTTCTCAAGTAACATATGATAATTACATTGGTGGATTTAATTCGGCAACAACTAGAGAAATTAGATTCTTGGTTCCTGTAGATGCACCTAGAGCATTGTATGCTTTTGCATATTCTACAAGTGGTCTGGGTATCAGATTGGTACAAGATGGTTATCTTCTTGGAGACTTAGTAGAAGATTACATCTATGATGAAAGTGAAGGTATATTGGATGAGTATAACGGTAGATTTGCATCTACACCAGAATATCCTAATGGAACTTATGCATACTTTTTAACGGAAGATGAATTGGGCAATCCAAAATATCCATATTGCATTGCTAAAAGATTTTATGGGGCACCTTTATTTGAGGGCGACTCAGTTCCTTCTTTGAGTAGTCAATTCCCAACAGGAGCATCTGGAGATATTGTATTAAATGATGATGGGTCAATTTCATACATTAAAATGACTCAAAAGGGTGATAATTATTTTGGACCCGCTCAAGCTAAAATCTTAGGTGGAGAGGGTAGTGGAGCCGTTGGCACTCCTATTGTTCAAACTGTTACTGGATTGTCATTATTGAATGAAGGTAGAAATTATCAGTCGCCACCAACTCTTATTTTTGAAGGTGGGGGAGGTCAAGGTGCTCAAGGCGCAGCAGAAATTGATACTTTAGGTAAGGTATCGTCTGTTGATGTTGTAGACGAAGGTGAGTTTTATCAAGAACCTCCATTTATTTTGGTTACTGGTGGAGGTGGTATTGGTGCTAAAGCTGTAGCAACCGTTGACCAGGGAGTTATTACTGGTATTGAGGTTACCGATCCAGGAAGAGGTTATACTAGTCAACCCTCTATTATTTTCACCAAACTAGTAAACTTAAAACGTAAAACGAGAGCAAGACAAGCATTTAATTCTGGTGCAATATTCTTAACTGGATTGGTTAAAGATGTTGCTGCCGATGATTCCGAAATTTTTGTAGACTCAACGGATGCATATCCTGGTTCGGGAGAAATTATTCTCAATGCAGAGACTATAACATATACTGCTAAATCTCAAGGCAGATTTTCTGGTTTGACAAGGGGTGTAAACTTTAATTATGACCAAAGGGTAATTTTAGATGCTGGTCAAAATGACCCAAATGGAATTTCCTTGTACAACTTTAATGTTGGTGATAGAGTTATTCGTAGAGTTGAAAGTGCTAATAACAAAGTTGCAAAAGTATACGATTGGAATCCATCAACAAGAGAACTTTTAGTAACATTTGAGGTTGATGAATTAGCATTTATTGATGGTGGAATTCCTTCTACTGAAGATGCTATTGTTCAATTTGATGCTGGTCTTGCAGATAGTGCAAGTTCTGCGTTTTTACCCCATGTTATTCTTACTGAGGTAGGTTCTACAATTCCACTTTTGACAGTTCCCTTGGGTGTATTACAAGATAGGGCATTTGAGGACGATGATGAACAAGATGGTGCTGGTGATGGCATTCCAGATTTGGTTAATACTGGAACTGACTATGAGAATCAAATCAGTCTTGATGGTGGAATTTATAATTCTTTATATGGTATTGAAGAAACTCAGGGAGGACAAAATACAACACTATTCCAAGTCGGTGATAGCATCAAGGATGGTAGTATTCCATTCAAATTT